GAACCCCTTTAGAAGAAGATTTTAGTTTTATTGAGCCAATTAACGAAGAAGATTTAGAAGAAGCGGTGTATCAAGGTCGAACTGTTAAGCTTAACAAACCAACTCGCGGAGATGTTAAGAAATTTAAAGTTTATGTTAACTCCGGCAAGAAAGACAAAGAAGGGCGAATTGTTGCAAAGAAAGTTAACTTTGGTGATCCAAACATGAAAATTAAAAAGTCAAACCCAAAGAGAAGGAAATCATTCAGAGCAAGGCACAATTGCGATAACCCCGGTCCAAAGACAAAAGCAAGATACTGGTCTTGTAAGAAGTGGTAATATGATTAAGATTAGAATAAACGAATCAAAAAAGAATAGCGATCATGATCTTAAATTGCCGAGAGGCAAAGACATAGTTCTAAAAGCAGAAGACAAAGATTATGATCGTGGTCTCGTTGTTACTTTATTAGATAATGGCGGCTATGATGTTTATTATTGGTATGATGACCCAAAGAAAAAATACCCAGCGGAAATAAAGATTGACGGAAAGTCAATAACCAAAGATGGAAAAGTGGTTCATATCGGCTTCCATCCAGAACTAGAAAAGGATGAGAAGAATGATAAAGATAAAAATAGTAAAGGCGATTAAGAAACTTATAAAGTTTGGATGCCCCGCAGCCACACAAGATCTTAAACTAAACACCAAGAATAGAGATGCTGCTATCAAAGCTGAGTATATTCAATACGGCCCACTGAATGTTGATGAACCCGGCGACTATTGGAAAGATATAGCAGAGTATTGGAACACAACAGAAAAAGCAGCAAAGAAGTCTTTATGTTCGAATTGTATCGCTTTTGATATATCTCCACGAATGGATGAATGTATGCCGGGTGTTACATCAGACAAGGATGGCCGTCTTGGTTATTGCTGGATGCATCACTTCAAATGTCATTCTGCTAGAGCTTGTCGCACTTGGGCGAAGGGTGGCCCAATTGATAAAGATAAAGTTTCATATGAATGGCAAGAAAGGGCTGGTATCAAAGAAGGCATATGACCTGATCTGGTCTGATCAGTTTGATTGGAGAACTTATGAATGGAAAACATCTTAGAAGCTTTAGCACAGTACGGACCCTTGGGATTATGGACAGCCTCGCTACTATTGATGAATTGGCAGATGCGAAAGGATCAAAAACAATCTGAAAAAGAATCCAAAGAAGCTTTGCACTTTCACCAAGAGAATATAGCCAAGGCACTTTTAGAACAAAAAATGATGCTTCAGCAGGGACTTGATGCGATGAAAGAAAAGTATGCTGAAGACAGAATATTAAGAATGAAAGAAAAATAACTTGACAATTATTAATACCGTGTTACCTTATAGAAGTATTGGAGGTAACATGAAAGAACCAAAGATTGGGGCACTTGTCCAAGACGTTCGCAATGGTATTTTCTTCACTATTGCGAAGATCAATAAAAAAAAGAAAACACTTGATCTCCACTCAAAGTGGATAGATATGGTTGTTACTCGCGATGAAATCAAATTTAATGATGGTATTTGGAAACTATAGCTTGACAACCGCTATCATTATGTTATCTTATAGAAAGCAACGGAGGCTGTTATGACTATTAATTTGGGCTATGCATGTATCAACGAAACACTAAAGAAGCAAAAGATCTCTTGCAATCGCGGCATGATCAAGCGAACCTTTCAAGCCAAGGGTATCGCTTATGCTAGCGAGCTTGCTCTGGCCAATGTTACCGATCTCAAGAAGATCATCGAGTGGAACAATGCTAACGGCATTTCTGTCTATCGCATGACTTCTTGCTTGTTCCCTTGGTTCTCTGACTATGATATCTTTGATATGCCTGATATTGATGCCATTGTAGATGTTATGTCTGAAGCTGGTAAGATCGCCATGGATGCCGGTCAGCGGTTGTCCTTCCACCCCGGTCCCTTCAATTGTCTTGGATCACACAACGAGAAGGTTGTTCTCAAGACCATAGCAGAGCTTGATGCACATGCTGCCCAAATGGATCTCATGGGTCTACCAGTATCACCACAAGCCAAGATCAATATTCATATCGGCGGTGCTTATGGCGAACACGACAAAGCTCTTGCTCGTTTCTGTGACAACTTCAAGCGACTCGCACCATCCACACAGGCTCGCCTG